GTGGTAAACGACAATGCTTTAGCTGACTTTGATTTATCATTCACATCAGCGGCAGGAGTACACAGTTTTACGTGTAACTTATCACCATCATCTAAGAAATTTATAACTAAAGTGATTGGTGAATCAGCGTTTGATAAAAACCCTGATGATTATCCTGTTTATGTTGATAAGGTTTATGACAATTATTTAAATTGGTTAATCGCAACAGGAAAAATTAAAGGATTATATACAGGAACTTTAGATAGTGTAAATGAGGGTGGAGACTTTAAGTCGAAATATACATCATCATATACTCCATATGTTGTTTCTGAAGTAAGAGGTGGTTTTGTGTCTAACTTATTTAGATTCGCAACGATTTCAGACGGAGACGCATCAGCAAGAGAGGTTAAGATTTCTTTTGTAAACATTTCAATTGAAAAACAAGAGTTCGATATCATTGTTAGAGATTTCTTCGATACGGATGCAAGTCCAATCGTTTTAGAAAAATTCTCAAGATGTTCTATGAATCCAGACGTACCAGGTTACGTAGCGAGAAAAGTAGGTACATCTGATGGTGAGTACGAATTAAAATCAAGTTATATTATATTAGAATTATCTGATGACGCACCGATAGACGCGGTACCATCAGGATTTAGAGGTTACGAGGTTAAAGATTATAACTTCGCTTCATCTTCTAACGCAAGTATTAACTATAAAAACGAATACTACACTGCAGGACAGGTTATCGGTATAGATAATGATGGTAATGATATTGTGGTAAATTCAGATAAAGTAAGAAAAACATATTTAGGTGTTTCTAACACAGTTGGTTTTGACCCGTCATTCTTTGAATTTTCAGGTGATTATCAAGGTGTTGAATTACTTAAAGGTTTCCACCTTTCATCACAAGCTAACGGAGTTGAGTTTGTTAAAACTAATGAAAACTTTGAGTTATCAGAAGGAAACTTTGAAAAGTTAGTTGGTTGTAAATTCACAATAGCACCTGTGGGTGGTTTTGACGGATTTGATATCTTTAGAAAAGAAAGAACTAACGGTGACCAATATATAAAAGGTAAATCACCATATGCGAACGCAGGGTTTGACCCTTACGTTGGTAACTCTGATTACTATGCGTTCTTAGACGGTATTAGAACATACGCTAACCCTGAAGCAGTAGATATTAACTTATTCTCAACACCAGGTCTTAACTTCTTTGACAATTCATCTTTAGTTGGTGAAGCAATCGACATGATTGAAGAAGAAAGAGCTGATTCATTATACGTAATTGATTCACCAAACAGGTCATCAGTAGATGAGATTGTAGGTGACATTGAAGACATAGGTTTTGATTCTAACTACTCAGCAACATATTGGCCTTGGATTCAGGTGAGAGACACTGAAAATTCAGTTCAGGTATACGTGGCACCAACAGGTGAGGTATTAAAGAACATCGCGTTAACAGACAACGTGGCATATCCATGGTTCGCATCGGCGGGTTACACAAGAGGTTTAGTAAATGCAATCAAAGCGAAAAAGAAATTAACATTAGATGAAAGAGATGAATTATATGTTAATAGAATTAACCCAATAGCAACATTCTCAGACGTAGGTACGATTATCTTCGGTAACAAAACATTACAAGTTAGAGAATCGGCATTAGACAGAATCAACGTAAGAAGATTATTACTACAAGCAAGAAAACTTATTTCAAACGTGGCGGTAAGATTATTATTCGAACAGAATGATGAAGTTGTAAGAAACGAATTCTTAAGTTTAGTTAATCCAATTTTAGAAAACATAAAAAGAGAAAGAGGTTTAACAGAATTTAAAGTTGTATTGTCATCTTCACCAGAAGATATGGATAGAAATCAGTTATCGGGTAAGATATACATTAAACCAACAAGAGCTCTTGAATTCATTGATATTGAATTCTTAGTAACACCAACAGGAGCATCTTTTGAAAATATTTAAAAAATTATAGAGGGGAGGGTTTCCTCCCCTTTGTATGTATAATATATGAAACAAACATTAATAGAATCAGAAATTAAAAGACTTATGGAAATCATGAGTGTTGAGGTGTCTGAAGGTTTTAACGAAGAGGGTTTACCTGATTTTAAGTATTACGCATTTGATTGGGATGATAACCTAATGTATATGCCAACTGAAATTATGGTGAAAAGTTTTGGAGACCAAGAAATAGGTATGGGTACTGCAGATTTTGCTGAGTACAGAGGACAGATAGGAAAAGAAGATTTTGACTATAAAGGTCATACTATAGTTGGTTTTGCTGAAAATCCTTTTAGAAATTTCGGTGTAGATGGAAATGACCAATTTGTTAAAGACGCTATGATTGCTAAAACAGGTCCTTCATGGAATGACTTTATAGAATGTATTAACGGAGGTTCAATATTTTCTATTATCACGGCAAGAGGACATAACCCTGAGACATTAAGAGAGGGTGTGGAAGCTATTGTTAAAGACGGTAAGGGTGGTTTATCATTCGAATCGTGCGTGGAGTCACTTAAGAAATATAAAGGTGTTATAGACGGGGATGGTGAAGAATTATTCCAAGAATATTTAGACCTATGTAGATTTCATCCTGTTTCACACGGAGCGGGTAGTGCTGCTAACCCTGAAGAAGAAAAAATTAAGGCATTAGAATTATTTATTAAACACGTTAATTCTTTATCTGAAGAATTGGCGGTTACGATGGAGTTAGAAAATGACATCAAAAATAATTTTGTCCCGATGATTGGGTTTTCTGATGATGATAAAGCTAATGTCGACAATGTAAAAAAATACTTAGACGACAAAGGAGAAGAAAATGTCAACGTGTATTACACTAAGACTGATAAAACAAAGATGTAGATACTAGAACTAGTATACTAGTAATATTTAAGTTATTATATTTTATATATTTTATTTCTTAAGTGTTTTTAAGTGAGTTATACTGGAACTAGTTTAAACAAAATAATTAAAAGTGTCAACTAATATCGAAAGATTTTTAAATTACTTGATATTTATAGATAAATAAGAAACAAATTAAAAAAAATACAAAATGGCTGATTTATTAATGAAAATGCCTGTTCCTTACGAACCAAAGAAAAAGAATAGGTTTATTTTAAGATTCCCTTCAAGTTTAGGGATAAATGAGTGGTATGTAAGTACAACATCTAGACCTTCAGCGAACATAGGTTCAGTTGAAATACCATTCCTAAACACCTCAACATTCGTTGCAGGTAGGTTTAATTGGAACACTATTAATGTAACGTTTAAAGACCCGATTGGTCCTTCAGCGGCACAAGCATTAATGGAATGGTTTAGATTACACGCAGAATCTGTTACAGGTAGAATGGGTTATGCTGCGGGTTATAAGAAAGATATTGAATTAGATATGTTAGACCCAACAGGTGTTGTGGTAGAAAAATGGATTATACAAGGAGCCTTTTTAACTGACTTAAACTTTAATGACTTATCTTACTCTGATGAAGGTTTAGCTGACATCTCAGTAACGTTAAGACCAGATAGATGTATATTAGTATACTAAAACTATAACGGCCATATAAAATTAAAGAAACTCACTTCATGTGGGTTTTTTTATGCTTTACAATGTGGTTATATGGTGTATTATTAAAACAAAAGTGTTTAATATGGACGAACAAAATTATAAAATGGAAGTAGCCTTCGATGTAATACCGTTACCGACTAACGGGGTATTCTACAAAAATAAGAAAGACACACTTAAAGTTTCTTTTCTTACTGCATCGGATGAAAACATTTTAACATCACAAAACTTAATCCAACAAGGTTTGGTTATTGATGAGTTACTTAAGGTTAAAATCTTAGATGACGATATTACCGTGGATGAATTACACGATTCAGACAAAGAAGCCGTTTTATTGTTTTTAAGAAATACCGCATATGGTTCTATGATTAAACTATCTGTAATTGACCCTGATACCGGTTCTTCGGTTGAGGTTGATTATGACCTACAAAACATTAAGTATAAAAAATTTACTCTAACATCTGATAGTGAAGGGTTATTTGATTATACACTACCAACATCTAAAAAAGTCGTTAAATTTAAGTTCTTATCACCAAATGATGAGAGAGAATTAGAAAAAATTAGTGAGGTTTATAAAGATATGTTAATAAAACCAACAGTCACTAAAAGGTTAGAAAAGATGATTATTTCAGTTGATGGTGAAAAAGACCCAATGAAAATATCACACTTCATTAGTACAATACCTATTAGAGATTCTCAGAGTTTTAGGAAGTATGTCACTGACAACACACCAGGTTTAGACAAAGGGGTAGAGATAACTTTACCTTCGGAAAAAAAAATACAAACATTCTTTAACCTTGACACAGAATTTTTTCGTCCATTCTACGGACTATAAAACATCTGTTTTAGAAGAAATCTATTATTTAGGGAAACATCTGAATTTCACGTATAGTGATGTTATGATTATGCCTGTCTACGAAAGAAAGTTTTTTGTTAATATGTTAGTTGAGGAATTTGAAAAAAAGAAACAAGACTACGAGAACGAAAAGGCTAAAAGGTAATCTACATTATATCCACAAAAAAATGGTTGACAGGTATTTATAGTTATACTTAATATCAAATGAATATTACATTTAAAGACTTAATTGCTGATTTAGAGATAACAGACCCTCAAAAGAAGAACAAATTGGATAGATATGTTCAGAGTGTTGCTAATGAGGCGGCTAATAAGTCTAATAACAAAATCAGTAGTAGTGGAACCTCTGCGTTAGATGGTGTTAGTAACTATATAACAGAATTAGGTCAAGTTAATGCTTCTGCGATAGCTTTTGATAAAAATATTTTACAGTTAACTGACGATGTTTTAGATTTTGGTAAAGCCATGATTAGTATGGACTTTGGTAAAATTATGACATCCTTAAGTACTGTTGCTAAACCAATAATAGCACTCGATGGTGCTCTTAGAAAACAAGTAAATGTTAGTCTTGGTTTAACAGGTGGATTGGCTAGAGACCTTAGAACCGACATGATTGAGGTTGCTGAGGAGACCACAAAATATGGTATTCAAATAGAAGACGTTGCTGCTGCATACTCATCTTTTATAACCGACTTAGGACTTGCGGTTCCTATCAGTAGGGATGTTGCTGAAGGATTGATGTTACAATCCAAAGCCGTAGGGTTGAGTGCAACTCAAGCAGGTTCTTTCTTAGCTACCTTAACAAATTTTGGGGTTGGTTTAGAAAAAGGACCTGAAACACTCAAAGAAATGGCTTCAACTGCGAGGTCAATGGGATTGTCTACCAACAAATTTATGAACTTTGCCACTACAAATTTAAAGATGATAAATACTTTAGGTTTTAGTAAGGGAATTAGAGGTTTTACTCAGATAGCCGCAAAGGCGTCTTCTATTGGTTACGACCTTGCTAGTGCACAGTCCGCAGCTGAAAAACTTTTTGATATTGATGGTGCGGTTGAAATGGCGGCACAACTAAATGTTTTGGGGGGTGATTTTGGTAAGTTAGGTAACGCAATTGATTTAATGTTCTCACCAACGAACGACATGGAAGGGTTTACTAATTCATTAATGGATGCGACTAAACAGTTCGTTTCTTTTAATGCGGAGAAAAACACATTTGATGTTAGTCCTTTAGATTTAAGACGAGCACGTGAATTTGCTAAAGTAACGGGGATGAGTATCGAAGAAGTTATACGAAGTGGTAAGAGATTGGCGAAGATGGATATGATAAAGGATAAAATATCTTTCTTACCAGATTTATCCGAAGACGAAAGAACATTAATAGGAAATTTAGGGTCTATAAGTGATAGTGGTGAGGTTACTTTAAAAGGTAAAGTTGTTAGTGAAATGGGAAGTGTGGAACTTACAAACACACTTAGGTCTTTAAAACAAGAAGACAAGAAAAAGGCGATGACTGAGAAAGAAATATTAAACGAACAGTTAAATATGTTTAGTAAATCCGTTTATTATTTAAAGGCAATAGCATTACAGGTTACAGGTGCAGGAGATGGTGGTGGCGCCTTTACTGCCGTTGGAGATGACTTAAACGATTTGGTATACGATATGATTAAAGACGATACCAAGAGAGAGGCTATGTTAGATAGTTTTATGACGATGTTTGCCAAAAATGATATTAGAGGTATTGAGGCTAGTTTAGAAGCAAATGCTAAAACAGATGACCAAAAAATTGCGGTACAAGGAATTAAAGACAAGATGCAGTCTTATATGGATGAATATCAAAAAGTTATGGGGGTATCGGCAAAAAATAGTGGTATCTCAGGGGTTGGTAGTTCTTTGAAAGAGAATGTTGAGGTTAAGCTTAGTCCAACGACAAATGTTAGTGTTACCATTGATAGTCAATTGGAGAAATTCACTAATGATGAAAGAAAAATACTTAAAAATTATGCTGCGAAAGTGATTGTGGATAATCAAGGAGATAGCGGTAGATAAAAACAAAAAAATAATTAAGAATACTATATATAATATATGTCTAATTTAAATTTTACAAATACTGAGATATTAAGAAACAGTTTACTAAGTAGGAATCTAGATAATTC